TTAATCCGCAATTCCATCCAGTAACTGGTCTTTCGAGAACACGCGCCCTTCAGCTTTATCTTTCTCAGAAAGGGTGAGCAATTTCAGTAACGCAATAGCATTTTCCCGCTCCTGCTGCTGGTCATAAGATTCTATGACATAAGCAGGCACACCATTTTGAGTGACCAGGATGGGTTCCGACAAATCAAGCGTTGCTGCGTTCTTTTTAACGTAGCTGATTGTCTCTATTTTCATGATTCTTTCGCCTAATAATCATATAGCGGTTTTAATATAGGCTATATTTAGACCACCAACAAGCGCTTAGTTTAGCTTGCACTTCAGAGGAATCATTTATCCTTCTGTAAAGTACCGAGATCGTTTTGTTCGTACAGAAGGTCACTTCACCTTGAACCTTTACGCACCTGTGATCGCCTGCCTGAAAACAGCAACGATTATGTGCCAGCCGTCTCGGTTAATTGTCAGACATTATCAACAGTGACTAAGCTAAAAACAAAAAAGCCCGCTATTACGCGGGCTTAAGCTTGTTTTAATGCCTGTTAGTGCAGGACGATCCCTTTTGGGAAATCACTCCCACTCAATTATTTACGGATGATATAACCAATTGACTGGCAACACTTTTTTAAAAACTAAATTTCACCGTACCGTTTTATATACCGTCACCGAAAATTAGTGCCCCGTTTTTTGCTTCTTCAGGGAGTCGTATTGCTGCTCGCAGGATTCTCCTGCAATCCGATACTTTTCAGCCTCAGCTGCTGTTGCGTTGTAAACTCGGTTGCTTTCTTCAAGCATGTCGGCGAGCACACTGATGACCTTGCTGGCTGGCGTGCCAGCGGGGAAAGATCCGGTATAGTGTTCGGCGAGTCGCTTGGTTTTGTCAAGCTCGGCGCGCAGGCCGTCAGCAGCGGTATTAGCATGCTCAGCATCAATACGCGCCACATCAATACGGGATTGTGCTTCACGTTCAATTTGTGTTTTCTCCTGATCACGTTGTGACCTGGCCTTATCATCAGCCTGTTTCTGATCTGTCTGCGCCTGCGCATACCCGGCGGCATACTGCGTTTCACCATGGTTAACCCAGGCTATGCGGCCGCCAGCGGCCAGAGCAGCAAGCATCACGACGATAAGCAACTGTTTCCAGTATGCTTTCACTGCTGACATGATCATAACAGCGCCTTACGGGCAGCGGCATAACGCGCGCGCCGGTCGTCGATACCGTTCTGACCGCCATTGATGATCTGCGTGACCCGCGCCAGGTCACCGGGATACTTCATACAGCCTTTGCTGGCAAAGAACCACGCCGCGCTCCGGGCTGCATACACATCCTGCGCCAGCAGCTCAGGCTGCGATACCAGATCGACCTTCAGCCCGTTGCCGCAGTCGCGGTAATTCGTCAGGCCGGTGATCTGGATAAGTCCTCGCCCGCGGTAATTCCACCCGTCTCCCGGACCGTTATTGCCCATGCGCTTGCTGTAAACGAGATTGGCAATGGCGCGCTGGCGCTCAAGTGGCAGCGATGGTTCACCCTGCCTGCGTCCTAATGCGTTGGCCTGCGCCTGTGTTAAGCGTCCAGCGCGAACGAAATTCGCCAGGCCAGCAATGCTGTAATTCATGCTTTCCACCAGGCGCGAGAAGCTACCGCTTTCATGTCCTGCCTGCGCAATAAACATTGCCTGGTCGTCTGGCTTAATAATGCGGAACTCCTGCATTGCGGCGGTGATATGTGGATACCAGCGTTTAGCCATCTCAGAATTGATCCCGGCGGCGCGTTGAAACTGAGTAATATCCATGGTCATGACCTCGACATTTTAAATATTTGCACCACGTTCCCTTTTGTCTTTATCAGGGCAGCCAGGAACACGCCTTTGATAATCACCTCAGACCAGTCCGCTGAGATGTAATAGCCGTAGAACGTCCGGATCGGTACGCTGGCGGCCACGACAATAAGCAGGTACGCCAGCCATCCACCCCACCACCGGTGGCGGGAACCCTGGCGGCGAAATAGAAGAACCCGGAATGCGATAGCGCCGCAGATTATCGAATTAGCAAGTAGCCAAAACTCATGACTGGTCATCGTCATGCCCCCTGATCAAATCCCGTGGGTTATCAGAACGGTGATAAAGCCAGATGCCAATCCGAACAGCGACAATTGATGCGACAAATGCACCCGAAGAAAAGACAATCCCGCGCTCAAATGAATCAGCTGTAATGGTTGGGATTAAACTGGCTACACCGATGAGAATTGATGCTGTGGGTTTGTAAAAAAGAAGGCCGCAAAGAAAGCTGAGAAAGGATAAAAGCAGTCGTCGTTTTATTGGATATTCTACCGCAGAGGTAACAAATATTACTGCCCCGGCAAGAGCACCAAGCGCAACCTCAGGAGGGACGCCTGCCAGTACAGAGGCCAGCGCACTGAGGCTTAATCCTTGATTTAACGAATCTGCCGTGAGCGTGGCACTCATGATAACCACCGTTTATTGTGCATGATAGCCCCCTTAGAAGATGAGGTCCATCATACACACAAAAAACCGAATATGGATATTATTACCTAAAAAATTACCTTTTAGTGACTATCCATGATATCAACTAGCGCCTGGTAGAACTGATCAGAATGTACTTTTGTGTTTCCCGGTTTTAACTCAAACATGTTAAGCCCTGTAGATGGAAGAACATCTGAAATTACAGAAATAAAATATGGGGAAATAAATACAGCACCAGATTCATGATGGCGTTTCATCATGTTTATATACCCACTAACACTGAGATCTGACATAGGGTTGATCTCATTTATAGCATACCTTTTCCATTTATTACGTGCTGCCATTTTAAAAAACTCATCACTAAACGCTGCCCCACCATAAAGTGTTGTACCTTGTGAATAATATCTATTCTGCTTTTTAGATAATAATTCAGATGTTATTTCACTATTCCAAGAACCATTAATTTCAGTAGTTATTTGATGAGAAAATATCAACTGTTTAGGAATATATTTACTGGCAATAATGGCAAAATGTGAAATGTAATCAAAAACAGTCTTACTTCTATAATCATTCCAAAGCTCTGATATTGGATTATAAAATACATCCTGTGAGTTCACTGGACCATCTACAGAAATTTTTGTATTTTCATTATGCAATTTAATTGTTGAATCACTATCAAATATAACATTTGACTTACTTTGTTTTCTGTCTACGTATGTGAATAGCCTTTGATCAAGCAATGACTCATCATTACCACACTTTTCAATTAACCATATTTTATGTATCCCATAGTCCATTTTTCTAAAATCTATAGAATACCTAAAACCAACATTGGGATTTTTGCTACCAATAGCCTCAACAACATCAGTCCTGTTTAGACCATATTCCGCATCACCAGAATACTTACCATCGATATATACATTCAATTTGAAATCACAGTTTCTTTTCTCTGTAAGCCATCCATATAGATTAAGAATACCAGAAGAGTAAACATCATTATGTTGAAAAAACGAACTTAGCACGTCTTTTCTTATATTCTTACTGGGTGGTTCTACACTTTCAAAAGAACTGAAAGAAGATCCAGCGAAATCATTTAATTCTGAAATATTTTTAAATCTTTCCGTCAAATATTCAGTAAATCCTTTTTTTGATGATGGAGAATAATCAGATATCTCGTTCATATCTACAGAGTATGAAGGGCCTGCGAGTATGTCATTGTTCATTTGATGGACTTCTCCAAGTAGAGAGACACCAACAATTCTACCAGGATACTTATTTACTATATTACTTATCTGTTTTAAGGCAGATATCATAACACTCTCCCTATACTTAAATATAGGAGAGGTTACATCTGAAATATTCCATGGGATTACTGGATAACCGAAATAGTCAGAGATTTTCATCGGACCGTTTGCATTCCACATTATATTTCTTGAATCTTTTGCTAACTCTTTAGACATTTCAACATTTGAGTCAGTGAAATGGTTCAGAGAAAGATAAATGTTTACAGGCCTGTTAATTTCACTTATAACATTTAGGTCATGGCGTAAAAATTTTTCGTTAATGACCCACTCACCATTGCTGTTTTTCTGATAGTAACGAAATAAAGGCAATGTTAATGTATACCCTAAAGCAAAATCACCACTATATACTTTTCCTTTATCAATCTTATTCAAAGCATTTTTTATAGTATCTGCGGAGTCTTCATTATGGTTAAAGCAAAATCTTGCTGCATCTTCATTATTTTTAACTGAATCAGAATGGAACGCTGACTTACAGAATGCGCCACCATCTATGTTAGGAGTTATGTATGTAACACCAGCAATTGCATGTAACGATATGAAAAATAGCAAAGTAATTATCCTGCGCATTTTTTGTTCCCTTTTTGCAAATGCGCAGATAATATCACCTTGATAATAAACTATCCATATGAATCATAAGTTGCACATCATAAACATAGCCAACTCATCGTATCGAATGCCGTACAGATCGCCAGCGGCTTTTACCAAAGTCTTACCCGTGCTTACTGATACTTTTCTGGTTACAGCGCGGGTTACTTCTGTATACGTCCCATCATCCTGTTTTATGCGACATACTTCATCCTGAGTTACTTCCTGCTCCTCATAAGTGTCTTCGTAAATATCATCCCAGGTGTCGTGACAGAAAAATGCGTATTTTTCTGCATCCAGCCCGTGGGATATCAAAATGTCACGCACAGTCTGAGCACCAACACCAAAATGATATCTTGCATCAGATCCTTTATCTGATACGGCATCATTAAACTGAAATTTTCTGATGACGTTTTTTATTTCTTTAGCCGCAGATTTTTCAGCATCACTGATGTCGAGGAATGTTTTCAATCGCTCATCTGACGTGTTAATACTTCCGGTTGAAGCATAAACAGTATTACACCTAAAAGACGGTGATGCTATATTTTGAGTGGCATCAGTCTGTGGACGAAACGTTCCTGTTTCCCATACCCACTTGAGTGTATTTGAAAGAACAAGGCCAAAAGTACTTGCGCTGATGGCCCGCAGGGAAATCTGATTGACACCATCAAGCGCAAAGTTTATTGCGCCATACTGACTGTCAGAAGTTGACCCACGGTTAGTAGTAACTGTGCCGTAAACATCAACATTAAAACTACTTTGATGAATAAGGTAGTTGCAGTTTACATTCTCAAAACTAATTGCTTTATCTATAGGCGCAAGTGAGTCCGGGGAAAACCTGATTCCATACCCAATAGAAGATGCAAGTCCGTTTGTGGATGTAGTGACAATGTGAGATGCGATTCGATTTTTATTTGAGTCAAGACCAGTAGCTCGGACATCGAGTTCCTGAGTTATTGAACTGACGGTTGGGTCTGCTGTGTAGTCAATAAGTTCAACTACCTGACCAAAAACTTTCCCTGTCGCATTCTTTGTAGCCTGAAAGTAAGATGCGCAATCTTCCGAAGCATTTGCAGATGTGCGGTAGCTGTTAAGTTTTCCAAGTATAGCCCACTCGTAACTAGTACCACCTGCGCGTGCCTCTACGTCAGCCTGAAATGTTGCATTAACCCACCCTGTTGTACCGCCAGTATAATTAGCAACTTTGCGAACGCGTAATGGTGCGGTTCCTGTGGATAACGGGTTAGAGTTATCTACTATGGTTGATTGCTGATAACGATTCCATACCACACCTGGTAGATTGAAAATACCCGATGAAGGCATTCCACCGCGAGAATTCCAGACAACATTTTTTGTTCCAGTAATAGCGCCAACAACATAAACTCCCGGAGGAATATCAATCAGTCCATTTTCCGAAATGTAATTATATGCAGCCTTAAATGCCGAAGTATCATCAGTGGTTCCTGCGACTCTGGTAGATAAATCCATAAAGTCAGTGACTGATACTGTTTCCGCATTTTTTGAGTGCTGTGTGCGTGAAATTGCACCAGTAAAAGGTTGTTTTACTTTAACTAGAGCATCACCTTTCCCATCTTCATCACTTGTAAGTTGCAGCAAAACATCGGTGGCACTTCCCGAGGGTGGAGTGATAACCACGGGAGATCCCACAGAGTCAAAAGCTACCACTTTGTTTGCACGGTCTGATATTGAGGGGAGGGAAAAAACAGAATCAGGTGTCCTCAACGTTTTTCCAAATACTGAATCCGTGTAGTTTTTTGTAGCCGCGTCCTGGGCCAGAACCGGATCTCCAAGGTTGCGTATTTTGTTTGTCAGCGCATCATAGTAGATTGAGATAGTAGATGGCTTGCGCAGAGCAAGAGAGAATCCAGACCATACCTGCTGTATCAGCATGGTCAGTTTATCTAATGCATCCTCATGAACTTCCGCAAAAAACTTCCCCTGGTTTCGCAGGTCTGTTTCCTGGATAACCGGAAGATCACGCTCAATAGAGATGCTACACCCGTTACCCAGTGGGGCAGATAAAATCACCGTGCCGCCAGAGTAGGAGCCAACACCGGACACTGTGTAGTCAGTGTCTAAGGTAAGTGTACGCAGCGTGGCATTGGTATCACTGGTTATAACCAGTAAGTCGCTGGCCTGAAAAATCCTGAACGCATAAGGGAAAGTGGTGGTGACACCGTTGCCAGTGTACTCGTTGTGGTTAACTTCGGTCGAGACCGTCATCGTCAGTTCTCCAGATGATTGCTGCGCCCGGCGCGCGGCCATATCTGATTATTCTATAACCCGCCAATCCGTATATGAATCAAACATGATAACAAATCAAATATTATTACCATTAAGGTAATTATCGTTTGTGCTGGATAAAAGCCCTACCATTTGGTATATGTATATTCATACAGTACATTCATGGAGACGATGTTATGCCACGTCCGTACAACAAGCCGCTCAAGGATGGATTTTCAAAAGAAGTACACACGCCGGGAGGCGTATTATCCCTTGTAGAGAATTCCCAACTTATGGAATTGCTTAGAGAACTGGCTGATGACGGGCATGATGTAAGCGGGGCAATGGCCGAGCTGGTAGCACTGATCAACTACGTGGTTAGTTCCAGAGTGTCACTTGATGATGTGGCGACACACCTGGACTACTGCGCTTCAATTATCAGGAAGCAAACCAGATAAAGGCCGATTACCGGCCTTTATGGTGTCAGCTTAAAATTGTGAAACGCCGAGGTATCCTGCTACACCAAATAACAAAATCACAACAGCAACAGAGAATTCGCCATTATCTAATATATCTTTTCTATTCAAGAAGATAAGAATAAAAGTAATGGCTATTGTGAAACCTAAAACCCACATCACATACTCCTATTGCGGCGTAACATCCTGCGGCCGCCACCAGTATGTTTGATTAAAGTTCTTCTTCGATCTCTGCTCAACCTTACGCAGGTAGCCAGGCGAGAAGTATTCCTGTAACTGGTTAAATATCATATGGTCAAGCGCCGCTTTTGCATACCACAGATTCGCGCCGGGAATGAGACCCTTACCAAGTTTCACCAGATCGCCGCCAGTCTGTTCTGGCTTGCCTTCGACAGCGTTAAGCGGAATGCCTTGCCCAAGTTTAACCACATCGTCAACCAGTCCGGCCACCGGGCCCAACATTGAAGCCAGCGCGCCGCTGCCATAGCGCGTGTGGTCTGACAGCAGGAAGTCGCCATATAGCCCGAGACCACCGCCTTTCAGTAATGCTCCGAGCCAGAACTTTGGCGCATCCTCGCCAGTCATCTCACGCGGGTTACGCCCTGATGCCATATCGTTCAGTTGCTGCGACAGCGCACCAAGGATCGTTGTGCTGGCGATAAACGCACCGATATAGGCAGCGCGGCCACCAGCGGAAGGCATCCCCATTGCACGCGACCAGTGCCGCATGACAACCGAGATTGGGAAGCTCTTGAACAGGAACACGCTGCGCACAAGTTCGCCTTTCCAGGTTCCGCGTTGCAGGCCGCCGCCCGTAAACATCTGTTCCCTGGCGCCTGGCGTGATTACCGCCATGTCCACCTCTTCGGCCACCGCTCCCAGCAGTTTACGCATAGCCTCAAATTTAACCCGCTCGGGCGCGCCGAGGTGCTTCACCGCGTCGTCAGGAATACGCATAATGCTCTCCGGCGTCAGCATGGTGTTGTTGCCTTTCCCCCAGTCTTCCTGGTCTGCCAGCTTCCACACGCTGAAATCCTGTTCGGTAATGCCCTTGCTTTTCAGAATACGGAAATCGGCGTCATCGAGGCTGCGCAGATCCGACGATCGTGAAACGACCTCGCCCAGGCTTCCCATCATGGTGACGCCGTAAGCGCGCTTATGCGCGTCTGACCATGCAGTCAGACCGCTGGCCCGCATTACTGCGGTTGCTGCCCACCGCGCTTTAGACGGACCCATATTATCCATTGCCCAGCGGTTAACGCTGCCCAGCAGGGATTCCATCGCCAGACCGGCGCGGCGCGCGCGGGCCAGTTCGGTGCGGTTTGTCGGATCCATCGCTTCAAGCTGGTTGCGGAAAAGCTGGTTCATCGGCAGGTTAGTAACCTTCGCTGACAGATACATGGTGCCCAGGTCAGAGAACGACGCCAGCAGCGCGGAACCAAGTCGGCTCGCCACCAGCCAGTTACGGATATTGTCAGACCACTGCGCGATATGAGGGTTAGCAATTGGCTGCGTTTTGCCAGAAATAAAGTTGTAAAGGTTCTCTGTACTGTTCGCCTGGCGCTTCACTTGCCCGGTGCGTTGCGGGTTCGCCGTAGCGGTTTCTGCTGTTACCTCATCGAGAATTGACCGGAAAACATGATCCGGGTTTGGGCCGTAGGTTTCTACCAGCGCGATATCTTTGCTGATGCCCTCCAGGTGCCCTACCATCACTTCCCACAGGGAGCGGTCACCGTACTGCCGCTGGTACTCCAGATACGAATCAGCGTCTTTAAAGTGGATCTGGCGTGACGCATTTCCTCGATTGGCCCGTGCTCCGGACAGGCGCATACCGGAATCGCTCAGTTTGTTCAGGCCGCCGGTAGCGATCGTGTTGTATGCCTCGCCGAGAAACGCCGTAACCTCCGCGTCGCTCATCAGCTGGCCATCCTCCTTGATGTAATATTTACGGTCCAGTTTGCCGATCACGTCGCTTACCCACTGCTCGCGAGTCGCGCGCCCCACTTTTTCCATTGAGTGGTGCTGAGGAATGCCCCAGTTTTCCAGATAGCCGATATCACCACCTGCATCGTTGAACCGGCGGCGCAGTAGTTCAGTAACGTCAGCCCAGGCCTTTGCGCCCTTCTTCGCTTTAACGTTGCCCGTGTCCTGCCCGCGAATTTCGAACACCAGATCACGGACTCCCTTTTCATCTTCGAAAAGGTGGAAAAAGCGGGGATCAACGGCTTCAAACGCTTCCTGAATCTGACTCAGCGCATAATCACGCGTGGCCTTTCCGCGCGACTCGACAGACAGGAAATTCGATTTCCCGTCAGCACTGAATGCGATGGTGCGATTAAGTGCCCCCAGCTTCCCGTCGGTGCCCTGGTAGCTGTTAATGAATGCGTCAAGGCGCTGGCGTGCGGCAATGGTCAGCGCAACACGGCGGCGCTTAAGTCCTGCTTCCTGCTGCAATTCGTCCGCCGCCAGTTGCCCGGCGCGGCGCAGCCGTTCCGCATCGGTCATTTGTCGCCATGACGCCGGATCGTTGCGGGCAAGCTGGCGCATATTGCGGTATATGCGGTCTTCGATATTCTGGATTTCGCGCGCGGTAAGGGTGCGCTGTGCGGCCTGTTGTACTGCGTTGATACATTCCTGGCGCATGAAAATTTATCCTCTCAAGAAACATGCCACGGCCACATCAAACAGGCTTGAATCCTGAATAGCCTGCTCGTTCTCGCGTTTGGCCTCTTCCAGCGCTTCGCGGGCGCTGCGGGACTGCGGGTTACCGTCATCATCCAGCACCGTGATCAACATATCCGGCGACGCCGCCAGTGAATCTTCTGCAAATTGCAGATCAATGTCATGGGCGGATTGCTGGTCAACCTGAGTTAATGAGCGGGTGTTATTGAACGGTGCTGCTTCATCTGCGGTTAGCACTTCAGCAGTTTTGTAGTAGGACATGGCCTGGGCATTCAGGTCTGTTTCTGCCTGCCGGCGGCGCGCCAGTTCTGCACGCGCCTCAAACTTAGCGCCACCGGGTTCGTGGGGAGCCAGATCCGTCCGGGCAGTTTCCAGTCTGGCGGTGGTTTCAGTAATGCGTTGGTCTACTGCCCGCAGTCGTGACTGCTTATCAGCCCTTGCCTGTGCCAGATCCTTCCCACTTCCGCCAGGTTCCTCTGCCAGGATGGCAGCGCGATCAGTGTTAAGGTTTTCCAGGATACGCTCACTATTGGCGATCTCAGACTGAAGCGCTTTACGCTCACCCAGCGGCAATACCTGGGCTGCCTGTTCTTCCAGGATTCGTGTCTCCACGGCGCGCGAAGTCGCCCCTTCTTCGGCGGTAAAAAGAGCTTCATCTATGGCCTGAGATATCAGGTTGCGCCTGCCGGGCACGGCGCTGAAATCGGCAGCCTCGGCGATGCTGGCGACGTCAACGCGATTTCCCTCACTCACATCGCGCATTGCTTTTTGCAGTGCCTGAATATGGGCGTTACGGGAAAGGACGTTAACCGGTACGCCTGGCGCCACGTCGAATTCAGCGTGCTGTGATGCGTTGGCTGCCAGCGCCGCATCCACATCAACGGGCGCAAATTCCGGCGTGCGAACGGTTTCGCCACGGGCATTCACGAAACGGCCTATGCCACCGAACGCAACGCCAAGCACCGCATCGATTGCCAGCGCCTGGCGGTCAAATACATCGTACTGCGCTGCCATCTCATCGTAACCGCCGCTCCGCAGTGTTGATGCGGTGAGACCGCGCTGAGCCATGCCGAACGCAACGTTTGTTCCGGCGGCGTAGGCGATATCCGGCGCGGCGCGGGCAGTGGCCGCCAGCACGTTACGCGCGGCACTTTCACCGCCGCGGGCAATCTGCGCTCCGATACTTTCCGCCAGCGCGCCGCCAGCGCGCAGGCCCAGGCTCATTGGGATCAGCGTGCCAGCTCCGGCGGTAATGCCATGAACCAGCGCCACATCCTGAGCCGTAGCGACGTCCACACCAGAGGCGCGCAGTCGCTCGAACTCTGAAAAGCCCTGTCCGGAGGTTACAGCAGCCGCACCAACAAGAGGCCCGCCAAGCGCAGTACCCACCACCGCCTGCGATCCCATATCAAACAGACCGTTAAGCACCTGCCCGGCTGTGCCGGTTGTGGCGGCGTCTGGCGTGAGCCGCTTTACCTGCTCCTGCGCCAGCTTTCGCTGTTCGGCGATAAACTCCTGTGACGTGTCACGAACTGGCGTGTTTTCGTTGATGAACTGTGCGATCGGAGAAACAACGGTATCAACACCAGCCCAAAGCAATTGATCTGGTTTCGCCACCAGACCAGAATAAAGCCCGGACAGCGCCGCAGCTCCGGCATTGTCAAAGAATCCGACTTCGTTATCGCCAGATACACCAGCCGGATTTGACGCGGCGGTATCCAGTTGCTGGTTCTGATTTACCGTATTGAGCCCGAAATAACTCATTGTGGGATGCCTCCTGCAAAGCGCTGGCGCTGCTGAGTAAGGTCAAGGATCACCGGTGTTCCGTCATCCTTCAGAAGGTAGCCGGTGCCGAGTTTAATCAGGTACTGGCTGTCACCATAACTTTGCAGACCATACTGGCCTTGCGGTGCATTGATACCGGCTTTGACTATCTGGTTTTCCCATGCCTGGTTCACCTGCTTATCAAATTGCTCTGGAGCCATACCCCACGGCAGCAATACGTTGCCCATGCCGTTATAGTCATACGTGCCGCCTGTGGCGACGTTGATCGCCTGCTTCCAGACGCTGGCATCAAGTTCCCCTGAGAAATCACCCTTTTTAGCCATGACGCCAGCGTAATAATCTTTCGCTACCTCATAAGCCATCGTTGCGCCCTGCGCGTCACCGGCGAAAGCATCCTGTACTGTGTCGGTAAACTCCAGGCGCATGTCGGTTTCTTTCGGCATCACCATACCTTTCACATCTTTACTGCCTTTGCGTGCCGCTGCACCGGCCAGGATTGTCTGTGACGCAATGTCAGGAGACACGTTTACATCAGGGTTAAACCAGTTTTTTTCCGCCACCATACCGCCAGGCTTATCCATCAGAATTCCAGCCACAGCCGCCGACGGCGCGTTTACGCTGATCTGCTGTAGTGCGGCCATATAGGTTTTACCGCCACCAGTGCTTTTATGAATGGCGTCAAGATAAGCGGACTGCTGGGAGACTGGCGCGTCGCGGAAGAATGCGCCGATCTGGTTTGCCTCATCTTTGGAAAAGAAGGTCAATGGCGTGTCGTATGACTGCGCCAGGCCTTCAACCTGCGAAGCGCGGAGGGCGATTGTTTCGGCGAAACCAGCCTGGTCGTTAAGGTTGATGGGCTTTGACTGCCCGGAAGCAAGGGAGAACTGAACCGGATCTGCCTGCCTCTGGCGGATAACTTCACTGGCCGCACGCACAACGGCGTCATACGTTTGGGCGCGCGCTGCATACCCTTCTCCTGTTTCCCCGGTGCCAGGCTCAAGCCCCTTAACGGCAGATTCAATACTTTTGGTTGGGAGTGTGCGAAACGCACCGATATACTGGCCGGCGATCTGGTTATTGCGGAATTCAGTGTAGCGGGCATCACCCTCTCGCACCCCGTAGGCCGCCATAAAATCGGTCTGTGATGGTGCGTCAGGAAACTCAACACCGCGCTGATATGCAGCATTGGCATCACGCACACGGCCATCCAGCAAGGCCCGATATTCGGCCTGCTGCTGGTTGCGCATCTGTTCAGACTGGCGCAGGAAAGCAGCCTGCGCCTGTGGGCTTGCCGCGTCGAATGCTGCGTTACCGGTATAGCGCTTGTTGGTGGAGGGAAGATCCGCGATGCCCAGCGCGGCATTAACGCCAGTGCTGAGTTGTTGTGCATCGTATGGCTGCTCGCCGTTTTCGTGATGGATTATCGCAGCGCAAAGTGCTTTCAGAGTGTCAGGATCTGAGGCATTAACCGGCTGATTGGGTTCAACGCCAAGTTGTGCGCATACGGCCTTGATATAAGAGGCAGTATCATTGTTATCTTCCGGCGGTGCCCAACGGTTAATAATGTCGTTAACCGTGTCGATCCCCTGCTTCTGGTAAGAAATAAGGTTGCGACCCAGAGCGCGAATGCCATGTTCAGGCGTCTCGAATTTGGCAAACCGGCCATCGCTACCCGTCTGGCCTACCCACGGATTTGAATCACTGTATTCAAGGTTGCCCGGGTTGTTGTTGCGAATACCGCGTACACCTGCGGAACCACCTGACACCGCACGGCGGGAGCCCATTGCCGTATCGCTTAACTCCCCGTTACTTTGAATAAACCCAACAGCGTTATTTGCAGACCATTGAGACAGCGCGGTATCGGCTACTTTCTCTTTGAACTCAATTTTCTTGGCCTGGATTTGCTCATCGCTCCAGCCATGCGCGGCGCCGTACTGCTCAATCTGCTGGAAAGTTTGCTGATTTGCGGCGACGTAAGCGGCGTTGTCGCCGTACATACCTGCCGCCATTTTGCCGTTATTAAGCAGAGTGGCCTGAAACTGGCCCTCTTCATAAGCATTAATCTGCCCGATTTCATGCCGTCCGGCCTGACTGGCAAACTGGATACGCTGCTGCTGCGCCTGCTGCAAAAACGCATTGCGTGATTGCTCGTCAGGAAGTGACCCGGCGATCTGCTCAACCTGAGCATCAAACTGCTGTGTGTAAACCTGGCCCTTGCCAATGGCGTTTTTGCCTTTCAGGTTAAGCAGGCCTGTTTCCGGGTTCGTCATCAGATCACTGCCGACGGCGCTTAACTGCAACGATGCATCCTGTGCCATCGCGACATTGGCACGCTGCTTGGCTTCCGCAAATGCACCCATGTATTTATCAGCGGCGTCAGCAATGAGTGCGCCAGTCTGTGGAACCTGAAATGTGTTGAATCCGCCCGTTTGTACGCCACGGCTTTCAACCTGCCGCCCGGTTACTGTCGGTACTGTTGGCATCGTCTTATCTCCCTGTTGGCGTGCCGACCGCCGCACTGATTGGTGCTGCACTGGATTGGGTGAATGGCGACCATGTTCCGCCACCCATCTGGTACGCGCCGTAGGCCTTCAGCGGAGCGGTAAGGATAGTTTGGGTTACCGCTGCTCTTGCCTGGCTTTGAGCTGCGTTGCCCTGTGCTGTGGCATTCATGCCTTGAACCTGATAACCATACGCTTCGCGCTGTGCGTTATTTACCGTCGTCAGTGCATCCAGGGTGCCGAATTGCGCAGTATCGGCAAAGATATCCAGCGCGTTACCGCTACCGAGATCGGCTCCAGTCGCCCCCATAGTCGCCGCCTGAGTACCCTGCCGCTGGCGCATTTCCCGGCGTCGCTGATCCGCTGCGATGTTGCCGCGATTAACGGCATCCTCCGCCTGAGCTTCTGCAATATCAGCGTTTTGATTCGCCACAGCTTTTGCATATTTGCCTTGTTGATGCTGGTTATAAGCCTGCATAGCCGAGATGGCGATGGAGGCTGCAACAAATGCTACCGGTCCGCACATTATTTTTTCTCCATATGGAAACGGTGAAAGTTCAGGCCAAGAGCACCATACGGCGCAGCCTCTTCAAGGTGAAACCCAAGCCAGTGCAGCCAGGCTTTTGCGACGTGGTTGCGCTCATCAACGTAATTTTCAAGACGCGGATACACCTCAAGCATCGCCTGTAATGCGTAACGGCTGCGGCGCAGAAAGGTTTTCTGGTATTTCTCCACCAGGTGGGTGCTCACCATCCAGGGAATACCGTTGCCACCGATCATTGACGCGGGCGATACGCCGAACATCGTGACCAGCTCACCATTGGCGAAACCAGACCAGGCCATAGTTGCTGTGCGGATACCGATACGGATTGCATCTTCAGTGCTCATAAGCGATACCGCATAGAGCTCATCAATATCTGCCTGGCGTACATTCGGCAGGATTAACTGGATATGTTCGTCAGTCGCGGGCAATAACTGAACATCGATCATCAGAATCCCCCCACGGTAAGGCGAGGAATGACAGCCAGGACAGATAGCGGAAGCGGATCGGTCTGGCGGATTTTCACGCGGCTGCTTTTGTTCCAGACGCTGTCGAGTTTGATTTCAACTTTTCCCGTAGCGTCATTAACCGGATCGTCGTAGAACTCAAATTCGCGCTGCGGATACTCATACCATTTGCCGCCCGGCGTGGTTGCCCAGATACCGCGGCTGGCATTAACGATGAGGGTGACGGACGGCAGGATTTGCTTTTTATCAAGCAGCGTTTCCTGGCCGTTAATGTTGATATCCAGAGTTTCAAACTGAGCATTGATGGGCAGGCCAATGTGAACTACCGCGCCGGGCTCTTGCAGCGTGACAGCACCGCCGATAACCACCTTTTGCGGTTCAACGTTGGCATCAGAAAGAATATTTACTGTCTGGCCCTCAAGATGAGAGAGGCCATTAAATTTGCGGAGCGCCAGACTCCAGTTAGTTGTGGGGGCATCTCTTAATATTTCAGGTACGTTCCTGTTAACTTTGACCGTAACAACGTTAGGACTGACGTACTCTACAATTTCGCAGCGCAGGTTCATGTCCACTGGTTCGCCAGTTTTCTGATCTGTTCCGGTATACGGAAACTGGATTTGTGCGCCAACGTATATCGATGAGAAATAATCCCCACCGCTAACAGTCAACGTGTAGTCAGTCTGGTAACTCCATTCTCCAGTGCCACCACTAATAGTGGCTGTTCTGGAACTGTAATTACGTCCGTCATAACTCAGACCGCAATCAACAAAAAATGCATCCTGATCATCTGTAAATGTGCGGCTCGAAAGGCGCTCTATATAACGAACTGTCTGGCCGTTGATGATGCGGTTGACGACGAAGTAAACAGCATCTTCCCGACCCTCACTGATACAACAAGTGCTTTCAAACTTACCCGGACCTGATTGCGGAGCCCATGCAAATACCTGCTGTTCACGCAGGTACGTCATCACCATTAAAAGGCCATCCTCGCGGCAGCACCAGGCGGCTGAATACGGGACAATAGAGAATGACCAGTCGACCAGCGAATGTTGCTGAAAAAGATGATTAGCTAAAATAGTCAGATCGCTGCCCTGGTATCCATCCACATCGAATGAGTAAGCTAGGTCTCGTACCACGCTGCCCTTTTCCTGAATAAAAAGAGCAATATTTGCAACTGCGATTGGTGGGACATTGCTTGATCCGTTAGAGCCCTGTGAGCTCATGGCAAATGACCCCGGCGTGAGGACTTTATTCTGGTCACCGGTAACGGAATACTCGCCGCCGGAAGTGAGTACAACGAGCGACCCGACGTCAATCATGTGTCTGATCTCGTTAACCTGCCGTCCGGCGTAGGTATAGATAATTCTGTCATCGTCCTGGAGCGGTATATTTTTACCGAAATCCTTATAGTCGCCTGTACGACTACCCCAGATGGTTTGAGGATATGCAGCCGACGCGGCAAAATATAAACGCTGTTGATAATAAACGACCGTGCCTGGGTAACCGTTTACGCTGTTCCAGGCATAACGGGCCCATTTGTAGCTGGCGTTTGCACTGCCAACAACATTTGATGGGATCCTTGATATGACAGTAGCGGTTGCTGTAGTGCCGGACGCAGCTGTTATTCTTACAATGCCGAAACCGCTGTGAAGATATTGCCACTGGACACCGGTCGCACCTGAACCGCTTCCGCCCCATCCATCCCAGGACATTCCTTCGGTGTGAGATGGTCTGAGCGTGCCAGTTTTCCCGGCAGTGTTGGCACGATAATAGTTACTGTCTGCACGGCGCACGTCATCGACCAACGTATCCTTACTTGTTTCCCATACCGGAACCGCGTCAATCGCAGGCTGCTCAAGATAAAAAAGTTTTCCTGTCTGCTCAGCGCCAAAAATTGGCTGACTGGCGGTGAGAGTTATAATTCCGGTTTCGTCGCTGGCATAAACAGTGATCGCTTCGTTAACGTTGATATCTTCGAACGGGCCATTCTTCGTTTCGACGTCAACAATCTGCCAGTTATCATGTGCATATCTGCGCAACTCTTTCGGTGGATAGGATGGATGACAGATAGTCATTACGTCGGCAGATTGTGTGAACTTAAGCTTGAAAAGATCGGCTTCTGCGTATGGCATGGACAGCTCATAAATCACGTTGCTGCCGTTCAGCACGTAAGCGCCGTCTTTGATAACGCGCATATATCCGTGACCAAACTCAAGCGCATACGTCTGTACGGTTGAGAACTGAAACGGAATCAGGCGGCATTTGCGATCGGGGTATTTCGCCGCGCCAACGAAGCGTGTTCCCGGTCGATTCTCAACGCCGCCATATTGCCGCACGATAAAATTGTCGCACTTCCGAAGCGCCACCTGATATTTAGCCATATCGATGCGGCCGTACAAAGACGGTCCTATTTCACCACCAGCAAAAGAGGGCTGGATCCAGCTGATAGCCATTATGACAACCTCGCAATGGTGAATTCGCTTTCAGGCTGGGCTGGTTCCTGCGACTCGTTCATGCTGTGTGAGCCCGCGCTGAGAATGACGCGATAGTACATATTCAATGCGTTGTTACCGAGATCAGCACTACCAGTCAGTGCCATGTTGATTGCGGCAGCCAGCCTCCAGGCAAGAGCCTCCTGAAAAATCGCATCAAACATGTTCACATCCGTGATGCGAGTAACGTATTTCAGCCAGGCCTGCGGCTGATCCGTATAAATCAGCTTGCCGGTGCCATCGGAATCCGCGCCAACTTCATACTGCACGCGCATGTCAGCAGTGGGATTACGCACACCTGGCAGCATGATTGCGGTGATGCGAAGACAGTCAGTCGGATAACGGTAAGCGTATTGCCAGTCTGGCGGCGGGCTGTTTGTGTCGGCCAGTGCCACGCGCTTAGTGGCAAAGTTCCAGTCGAAATCGGACAGCACCGCGTCGCGGCACGCGTCAAAATGCAGGGAGCATTCGCCCGCTTCTTTGCTGGCTTCGTTCAGGCTGTTAATGCTGCGGCTGTTACCAATATTGCTCAGCGCCAGGTTGCAGATCTCGATAACGGAAGGCATTACTCACCCCCGGTGCCGTACAGTGTTTCAGCTGCGCTTTTCTGTTCCTGCTGACTTGCAGCGGCGATCGCCATATCAGTGATCTGCAGGCTGGCATCATGGCGGGTGCCATCTTCGCTTTCGCGTGAGGAAGTGCTTTTGATAATGGCGCGGGCAGTAATCATGACTTCAGATCCTACCGGCTGCGGCGTGGCACCGAGTTTTTTCAGCGTTTCGTTATCAAGATTGATGCAAAGCCCCCAGGGGTAATCGTCGCGACTCTGCGTTTTACCGCTTTCGTCCTGGTAGGTGTCGGTGCCGGTTTTGAGGTTTACGAGTTCCATAATGCGCTCCTGCAAGAAAGGGGCCGAAGCCCCTCTGTTCAACACCTGAGGCTTAAACGCCCAGCTCTTTACGCTTATCGGCGATACGCTCTTTCAACGTTTCGGCCTTCATGTTGCCGGGCTTCTCGTTGAAAAGGTCTTCGTACTGCTGTCGAAGCGATGCCAGATCGTCGCTGATAGCGCCGCTGGATGCTTCGTTAGAGCCATCGTCAAGCACGGTAGCGGTGACGGGTTTAGCGTCATGGAAAGACTGGCCGTGCTTTTTCACGGCTTTCTTCTTGGCAGCCTCTGCGGCATCGTTGAGCGGCTCCAGTGCGCTGCCCGGTTCGCCGTCGTATTCCACTTCCGCGCCTTCATCCAGCAACTGGTTGCCGATAAACGACAGACGCAGAACGCGGTACTTCGCTTTTTCCTGAGTCATTTACTTATTCCTTAACCAGTGATTTTGGAACGGGTCGCGTAGAACGTGGTGTTGTTGCCATCCACATCCAGATTGATACCCGAGGTGAAAGCGCCGGCGGTCAGCGGCCCGGTGCCTACGACATAGTTCAGACGCAGATAGCGCTGAACACCCTGCGGCACTTTTTGGGAAACGATGCGTTTACCAGCAGTCAGCGCGGCCAGCGCCAGATCGCCGGAGCTCGCAATGGTCGTCCAGGTGGAGTTATCCGGGCTGGTCTGAAGGTTGACGTTAACAGTCGCGGCCCCGGCGGCGGTCGCCGTGGTATTGACGTTAACGAACCATTCCAGCGGCTCACCCACGCCGATGTCGCGGCGCGTGCCGTCAATCGGGCCAAGGTCAATCACATCAGTCGAAGCAGCAGACGCCGTAACCGCCTGTGATTCGGAGAACATCAACAGTTTGTCGAGGATCATCTCTTTATCTCCATTTATGGGCCAGTTAAGGCCCATTCGTTAATAACAGGCGTTACACAACGCGGGATTCAGTTTCCAGAATCGCGTCGGTTTCACGGATTGGGATGCCACGGAATGTGGTCCAGAATTCGCCTTCCGTCTCTTTGACGGACAGCGCCAGTGACGCTTTGTCCAGAGACTGGAGGTCAAGCGCCTGGGCAATGGTGCGGTTCATATAGAACACCGGTTTGCCCATGCCACGGTTCGGGATGCGATGCAGTGCGGCTACCATCAGTTTGACGATGTTGGCTGCGCTGCCGCCGCTCAGATCGCTTACGTCGATATTCGCGATACGAACAACATAGCGCCAGTCACGCAGTGCCAGACCGTTATCCCACTTGTAATGGGTACGATAGCCCTGGTATTTGCCGCCATTGGCATCGGTAAGGGTTTGCTCGCCCAGATCCTGGTGCTGCAAGCCAGCTTTCTGGCCTTTCGGGAAGATGCCATGCACGGTGTTCTCACCCCAGACCACTAACCAGATCGAGGTGTTATCGGTGCCGGTACCGCCAGCGTCGATAATGTTCTGACCGTTACCGGCTGATTTGCTGGAGTAACGTGAAGAAAGGCCCATGAATTGCTGCGGGTTGACACTGGTATCACCGTAGAACAGCGTTTGCGCCATCTGCTGATTCATGCCTTCGATGAATGCACGGTCTTCCGACAGGCGGAATTCAGCAGTATTGCCGTTCAGATCAGCCAGCGATTTATCAACCTCTGCATAGGTCTCCAGCATACCGACAGTATCGGTAACCTGCGCAGTGGTTGATTTACCCTGCGGAACGCCGTAGTTCAACAGTCGCCACGTTGCAGCGGGCAAGCCGGTACGGATAGTGGTTCGGTGCCCGGTTGGAAGGTTGCCTTCAACGAAAGGCATATCCTGCAGGATCGGGTTAGTTTGACCGAGAAGCTCGATAATTTTATCAACCTTCCCGTTCGGGTCTACGCGCTTACCCCAGTCTGCCAGCGTCAGCGCAGTTAAGCCTTTAACAGCCATGGTTATATCCTCTCTTAGTTTTTGCCATAGAGCACTTCGGCAGCACTACGCTGGCCGGTATTTCCGGCGGAGACCATGTTGTCTTCCGACATGGCCTTACCGATCTTCACGAACGCTTTCACCAGCTCGGGGTGATTACCCAGGCCGGTTTCGTTCAGGTATTCTTTCAGCTCGGGAGTGCCGAACGTTTCCAGCGCCTGTTGCGCTTTGCTGAGACTGGCGGTCAGCTTGTCACCGCCGATCTCTTTGTCGGCTTTCACGTCCGCTGCCCAGTCCTGAGTTTGTTTCTGCCAGGCTTCCACCTGACGCTGCTGCACACCAGCCAGGATTTTTGGGTATGCATCCACCAGCTTCTGCGCCTGCTCATTAGTCAGGTTCAGTTCGCGGGCTACCGGCTCGAAGTCCTTCAGGGCTTCCGTATCCAGTTCAACGCCTTCAGCGGCTTTGAACTCATAAGCTTCAGGCGCGCCTTCAGGTTTTTTTTCTTCCTTAGGCTTTTCGCTTTCCGGTTGCTTAACATCTTTGTTTTCACCATCAGCAGGTTTCCCGTCTTCCGGTTTTCCAGATTCTTCAGCTGGGGTCGCCGGTTCTGTAGCTGGCGCGTCGTTTCCAGCCGGGGACTGTGCTGCAGGTTCTGATGCGGCCGGAGCTGCGCCGCCGTCTGCGGGTTGTTCATTGCAAAGGCGGCGATAAATCAAACGTTCAAACAAATTCATGATCACTCCTGTTTAGCGGCTTCATCAGCCATCTTCAGATAGAGCTCGGGGCAGCAGGTCATTACGCGCTGAAACAACGCCAGCGCCAGATTGCGCTGCCCTTCGTTGAAAGCTGTGATATGCGGGTCGGCGGCAAAGCAGGCGGAAAACACTTTCCCCTGCTCAAGCACCTGCCACACAACGCGGCGGCCACGTTCGGAGCCCATCACAAAACGGATATCTTCGGCGTCTTGCTCTTCGCGCTCTGCCAGGCGTTTCAGTTGTTCAGCGCTCGGCTGCTCATCTTCATAGAGGTCGGTCATTGCTGATTACCTCCCGCCGCTGCGCCGGTTAGCGCGGTCAGTGCGCTTGGATCTGATGTCTGCGCTTCGCTGAGTGTCTTGGCACCCTGCGCCGCCGCCATAGCCATGGCTGCGTTCTGCTGCATCTGCTGCTGTTGTGCGCGGTCCTGGCGGATTTTGTTAACCTGCTCCTGCGGAAGGATGACCGTTGCAGACACCCCTGACATGTCGGCAAACGTGTCGATCGCCTGATCCACGTTGAGCTTGTCGAGTGCTTCAGGTTTTGCTGAGGCAAGCTGACCGATAAATGTCACGGTATTGGCGAGGCTGGACAGGCCGATAGACTTCTGCGCCTGCGCCATAACGGAGATGTATTCCACGCGTAACGGCGTACCGCTGAGCACGTCCGGCGGCGGTGGAAGCATGTTCTTTTTCACCATCATCGAGAAAGCGCGGTCGATCAACGGGTTCAGGCATTCGTCGTTGAGACGCTCCAGAACCGGACCGAGCATCAGGAGCTTCTCTTCCTTCATCTCAATCACGGCTTCAACAGGCATTGAGCGCGTGTTGATCTGCTGCAACATCATGAACAGGTCAACGAAGTAGGCACTGTTGATCACCTGCCGCGTGTCCTGAATGTCAGCCAGCAGGTCGGCAGTATTCGGGTTAACCAGGTAAGCAGGTTTGAAACCATCCTGATTGCCCATCTGGTCGATATACGTGATGTCGCCAGGCAGCAGGGAAACTCGCTGATTCTTCAGTGATGACGGGCCGACCATTGGCGGGTTAGTGGCTTTGTCGATCAGTTGTGACTTGCGCTTCTGCTCAAGCTGAAGGGCTTTAACCTGACCAAGGGCAATCATGCCAGGGCAGGATGAGCCGTAGACGTCCTCGCCGTTAACTTCCCAGCGCGGCGCCATGATGGGGAATTCGTCGTAGCCTGATTCGCGCAGCACTTTGTCACTGTCGCCGCCAACCTCGAAATAGACGGACTTATACAGCTTGTTTTTGCTGTCGAGCTTTGCCGTATCGCGGTTTATGTTCGGGAAAACAGAGTGCATCACTTCGATCCACTGCTCGTAGTTTCCCGACTCCCACATGCTTTTAACGGACGTGCTGACCTTATCCAGTCCAAATTCCATGACGATCTGACGAACGGTCATTGAGAACTTGCGAAAGCAGGTGTCGACGCTTCCGCGCGGGCTGTTTGCCAGCCAGTAGCTGCCAATCGGGAACATCATCGTACGGATAATGTCGTCATCATCTTCCAGCACAGCCATAGCGCCAGTGCCCAGCGTGCCCAGGCTGCCGTAAAGCAGGGGCAGTGACTGATAAAGGTTCGACTTATTGAACATATCGTTCATGCGGCGCTGCACGATTTCGAGCCACAGCTTAACCGGGCCGTAATCCATCATGTCAGGGTCAGGCGTCGCCAGACGGAACCACGGACGGGCCGGGCTGGTGATGCCGGACATCATGCCGCTGGACAGTGTCCGGTTTGCCATGGTCGCCGTTGGGTCAACGATTTTGGTGTTGCGCCGCTCGCCGCGATTCACCTCAGAAGTGAGGAAGCGTGATCCGCGAGGGTTGATGAAATCAGTGAGGTCGCGCCAGTGTGGATCGAATGACGACCGGTCATTTTCCAGTTGAGCAAACTGTTTCAGCAATTGCTCTTTGATGGTTTCGTTTGTCCCGGCCATGACGGTCCCTTACTGGCCCAGCAGCGTTTTACCGCTGGTATTAGCGGCAGAGGTGTCGCCCTGTGCGCCGGTCAGCAGAGTGGAGTTGCGGCCTGCTGCGGCACGACGGCGGCGCGTCTCATCGTCACGAGCCTCAACGACGGCGGCGTCCTGTTCCTGCGGTGCTGCCTGGATTTCCGGCGCTGCCGGTACTGATGGTGAGCTACCCATGCACATTTCAATGACTCCGCACGCGATTAAATTATTACCAATTTAACCACATAAGGATTATTTAGCGTAGGGTATTGACATATTACGGTGTAATTATTACCTTTTAGGTAACACAAGCACGCGCTTGCGTGGAAAAGCCAGACGAGAGGTGGAAGCCCTCGCCGGAGACGTAACCGGAAAGATGTACGGCGTATGGCACATGCGTCGCAGCGGCCTGACAGGTTCCTTTGTGGTGAATGCGCAGACTGATGCGCGACCGATGTATAAACAGCGCTCATGGCAAGCCGTAACCAATCGGCGCCTCAAGACAGTGTCACTGGTGGTGCGGGCGCTCCAACCAGTAAGCCGGATTCTCGGCCCGGCCACCACAACCCAATCACGCTTAGGACCGTGATAACGCAGTACCAGTGTGAATCTTGGCGGCACAGGTTTTTTTTGAATCCTTTCCTGATGCCGCCCTTTTTACACCAGAACGTCATCGCGATGGCTTTCTGTTGTAAACCCCGTAACTCCCATTGGATTTAGTTCGCCCGGTTCGCCGGGCATTTTTTTAAGGTGATAACCATGAGCGACAAAGATATCGAGCAGGAAATTCAGGCCAAAGGCTTAACCGCGCCGCGCGTTACGCCGCAGCATATTGAAAGCATCATCCGTTCCGAAGTTTATTTCACTGGCTCAGACGGCGCTAATTCACCTGGTGCGCGTGTTAAATCTGAATATGTTGAAGGTGAGCGCATATTGGCACCACTCAACCTGTTAACCTTCTGCGTTCTGGTGCTGCGAAATGGTTTTACCGTGACTGGAGAAAGCGCCTGCGCCAGCCCAGAAAACTTTGACGCGGAGATCGGGCGTAAGATTGCCCGCGAAAACGCGCTGAACAAAATCTGGATGTTGGAAGGCTATCTGCTGAAGCAGAAATTAAGCGAACAATAACTGCGTGACATGTCACGATGAAGCGAATCATGAGCGGACTTAGTTTGTGGATGTGGCTCGCCATCGGCGGCGCGGCGGTTGTGGTGGGTATCGCTGCGCTGGTCTTCCGATCTGCGATGAAAGATAGTGATGATGACTACTAAAAAACTGAGCTATGTCTCACATTAAGCCCGCCGATGCGCGGGCTTTTTGATTGATTCAGAGCTCTTAAGAGGCCTTGATTTCAAGGAGTCCTACTGGATGAACTAAAAGGCTAGAAATCTGCCTTTTAAAGGCCCGCCTCAATTTTGAGGGCTCTGATTTCATTGATAAAATACTTACACCCCTGTATTCCGAGTGATGTAACCTGCTGAAATTAAGCATACGGATCGTATTCTGTGATAGCCCTGCCCTGTTGCTGGCCCGGCGCGCTGAATTGCTTCTTCACCACCGGGAAAGCGTAGGTCAGCACATAGGCGTCGGCGTTGTTCGGTGAGCGCCCCAGCAGTTCCTTCACCTCTTCCTTGTCCTGCAAAATCTTGCGGCTGTCCTTCAGCCTGACTTTGTACTCCGGTGCGCTCAGTTCGTCGGCCAGGTCCTGGCTGTCCAGTTGCGCCCCAAGTTTCAGCGCGTCGCGGGCGGATTTGTACATCTCGCCGCGCTTATTGCCCATTTCGGGATCGGATGTACCGCCACCGAACTGTATCAGCGTCCAGCTTCGCCCCCAGTTATCACCAACGGATTTAAGTCCAGTGCCGTAACCGTAATCAATAAACACTGCGTCAGCCCGGTACTGGTCCTCAAAGTCGGCGATAACTTTCGCAAACCACACATCGTCAGTGGTGCGAGGATATTCTCCCAGCTTTTTGCAGTGCAGCCCCTGACGCAGGTAGATAACCGCCGGGTCTTTACCCTGGTGGGATGGGTCAACGCCGATGATTGTAGCAGCGTGCTGTACCTGGTCAGGCGTTATCACGCGACCAACTGCAGGTTGCGTTAGTCCTGATGGGATAAACTGGTTTTCAGACGCATCAGGGAATATCCCGCGAACACGGACTTTTACGAAGTCGCTGTCTTCGCCGTAGTCGTCCACCCATTTCTGCAACTGCTCCTTGTTTGTTCCCTCTACCGTTCGGCTGTCGATCTGCTTTGCCTTCCAGCGGTGTTTATACTTGCGGAAGCACTCACGGAAACGCCCGGTGTTACGCGTCGGGTTACCGAACGCCACCCATATGATTTCGGTGTCTTCGTCCGTCAGCGCCCCTTCGGCAACCTCCCATACCAGATCTGCGATATTGGACGCTTCGTCGAATACCACAATGATGCGCTTACGCTCGTTGTGCAGGCCTGCAAACGCTTCGGTGTTGTGCTCTGACCAGGGAATAGCATCGGCGCGCCAGCGCTTGTCGTGGCCCGGGTCGTTGCTGTACATCGCGGTTGCAGTGGTAGTGAACCAGTCCCTGGTGATCGCCATGTTCGACCACTTGATGATTTCCGGCCATGTTTTGGTGCGTAGCTGGTTTTCGGTGTTGGCAGTTACCACCACCTTGCAGTCCTCGCAGGTGGACATGCCCCAGTTAATCAGCATCGAGATAAACGCCGATTTACCGATACCGTGACCTGATGCGCGGGCAATCATCAAGGGTTGATGCCGCGTCGCCGGGTTTTGAAGGTGCTCGCCTATTTCCCGAAATGCATCAGCCTGCCACTGGCGAGGCCCGGCAGCGTGCGCCAGTTCTACGCCATCTTCGCCCCAGGGAAACGCGTAAAGCGCATAGCCCAGCGGATCGTGCGTAAAGCTGGCAATGTCTTCGACAAGCTGCTCTTCCGGTGAAATTGCTGCGGCGGTCACTGTTCACCGCCCTGCCGTTCTTTCAGGCGCTTCCTGGCGGCTGCCATGCGGTCGGCAATGGTGACCGTGCCGGATACCTCCACGCGGTCTTTGAACGCGTTGACGTCGACGTGCTTACCAATCAGCTCGAGGTTCTTCACCTTATCCGGCCATTTGATTTTCTTGAGCATGTTCTCCAGTGTGGTCTCGTCGAAGTTGGTGATCGTCGTCGAGATATCCAGTCCACTCAGCGTGGTACGCCATATCTTCGGCCACTGACTGATCGGCTTTAATCCACCGTCGTCATTGAGAATGTCGATCACGTCCATCTGGTCGATTTCCACCAGCCGATTCAGGACGTAATCCGCGCTTACCTTCAGGCGTTTGTTACGCTCAGTCATCAGCTCCGCAATCCGTTTCTGGATACGCTCATCACGCATATTCTGACTGGCAAACTTTGCGGCTGTCTTGGGTGAATAACCTGCATTAATCGCCGCCTGAGTCTGATTCTCAGGGGTTTTGATGTACTCCTGACAGTAAGCCTCCTGGATAACCGTCAGAGGCTTAAACTGTGTTGAGGGTCGTTTCGCCATGGCATCCTCACGAAATTGTTACCGCAATGGTAACAGAATACCATGTTGTTACCGCTATAGCGCAATACCGTGAACTTTTACGCCGAGCTGCTCAAGATGCGCGTCAAACGACATTCGCGGCGGCAATTTCTTTTCCCGCCTGGCCATGAAGAAATCAACCGCGTACTGGTAGGCGTAGGCCTCATTCTCAAAGACATTGTCGGTCAGCTTTTCCCAGCGCCGGTGCCAGAGGTACTCCGCGACGTGCCAGCCTGGCGAGCAATACCAGATCACGAAAATCTTTTTATCCTGGTCGGCGCACAGGACGGACGACTTCAGAACGTCACCGGGCGAAAGAATGAAATATTTTGACTCAAGGAGATAGCGAATAATCATGATGCCTCCCGATAAATACTGTATGTATAAACAGTATAATCAGGAGGCGATTATTGCAAGAGGGTTGCGGTTACGTTTTCGTGACATGTCACACTACTAACTTAACTTCATGCCATCCGCTGGTTACCCAGCACTGCGAATCACCCTGGCAGGGGCAACTATTTACCGGGAGCCGATCGCCGCACTTGCCACATTGCCGGGTGCCTATCGACTTAATGCGGCCACGGGCGCGGGCATCGTCCTGGCGAATCAACAACGAGATATACTCCGCCATGTCGTATGGGTCTTTGCCAGGGCGCCTGGCGGCGCAGTTACGCGCCAGCATTTCCAGCTCCTGTGCATCGAGCGTCAATTCAATCTTGCGCTCACCGGCAGCGGCCTGGCGGGCACGCTGCTTTGCTTTGCGTGCTGCTGATTCAGGCATCACTCACCGCCCGGTTTCATCTTGCGAATCTCAAACGGGTGAACGGGGACGGCTTTCATTTCGCCATCATCCAGCGCTGTAAACTGTGCAGAAACCAGTTTGGCTTCCCACTCGTTTAACACCCGGATATAACCCTGACCGGTAGATGCGTCCGTGAATACCAGTGCCGCGTTAGTCAACTCTACGGTGTGCATCATTCAGCCTCCTGCTTCGGTGCGTCGGGGTATGCGCTGCCTTCCTGTCCAGGTTCATTACTTCCGGTGCAAGGATTCCTGTGGTCATTTGCATGTGGGCAGCGCTTGTTTCCACATTCAGGGCACACGACGAATCGCATATCGGTCATCGTTACCGGACGGCAGGTGTGACACCAGCATTTGGTTGACGAATCCGCGTTTTCCCGACAATTGTTGGTTGACGAATTCGGGATTTCCCGAAAATCCTGCTTGTGTGGGGCCGGCAGCATATCCGGGCCTTTGCGAATAGCTTTCGCCAGCTCAATAGGGTCGTCAAACAGCCAGTCACCGGTTTGCGGATGATTAGCTTCTGCCATGCGAGCCGCCCACTCGCAGCCGTCTTTATGACCTTGCAGATAATCCGCAGGCAACGTGTAAGGCTGGCTTACCTGTTCGGTATTGCCGGACAACTGCTCTGCCTGTACTACTGGCGCTGCGAGATAGACATCCATACGGCAGGCGTTATATCCAGATGCAAACAGGGATGCAGGAGAATCCCTGTCTACCAGAAATGACTTTTTGGAGGTGATTTCCCGAGCCTGTTCGTACGTCATTTCATCAGGCACGCTCGTAACTTGCGGGGCTGTCCTGTGATACGCCGCGCAGATCACATCACAAATCACCTTGCACTCGACCAGCACATCAGGCTCGCAGTGCGTCCCATGGAGCCCGCCGAACGTTTCCTCCAGCGTGCGGCGTATGTGGCCAATACCTTCCATCGCGGTGCGGAAGTTTTGCATGGCGATTTTTTCCGGCGCTGGCAGCGGTAACTGTGGTGCTGCGTGACAGTCGCATTCAATAAAAATTGGCGCTCCCCACGGTTGAACGCCACCACTATCTGCCATGCCTGTTCCGCCGCATTTCGGGCAAGCAAGCTCGGCGGCGGCGCGGCACTGCTGCAAAACAGTGTCAATCCGCGCGATTAACTGCCGTTGCGCCTCTCCGCTCTGTATATCGGGTTCGCCTGGATTACCGAACCCAGCGAAGAAATCGGCTATTTCGCTATGGATTAGGTCTGATACGCGTTCGTTGATTGTCATTGATGTTGCCTCAGCCTAAAGTGATGTGAACGAAAGAGAACAACCAGAGGATGAATTCGATCACGCACCAACCGGCTAGAGCGCAGACGAGTGCGAAAATAATAATTGCTGTGTTAAAATCGCCGGAACTAAACATATCCCTCACCCCTCCACCGTTAAATTGATGCCAGCAACTTTCACTGCGTCAGAAAGCATGATTCGGTACGCCTTCAGCATTGCCGCACGCACATTGTCGGTGCTGTAAAACGCCTCATGAGCGCGAAGCATTGAGTCCAAAGAGGGTTGCAGTTGCGCCAGTTGTTCTGCTGTCATTGTCATGCTGCACCGCCTTCAACACGTTTAAACTCAATCACCCAAACCCACGGGTTGGAATCAAAGCTCCCAGCGCCGTTAACCTTGTCCCACCATGCTTTGAAACCATGCATTTCTGGACACATCCCAACCGGTACGCCAGCGATCGCATAGTGTTCAGCATGATTGAATGCGCGTCCCGCGACGCTATCGCAGTGTTCGAGCATGTCGCCAAGTTGGTCCAGAAGACATGATTCATCAGCAGCCTGAAGGCGTTCGACGCGAACACTGGTGATCTCCAGGGCTATGCGACTTGCGGCGCGTGGCATTACTGCGCCGGATTGTGGCCGCGCCCAGTCACCCCATACCGGCTCGCCATCAGCCCAATACCAAAACGAAGGCGCTACATCTGGCACGGCGGGGTTGCCAAAATCAAACGACTCAAGGCGCGAAAACGGCTCCCTGACATAAAGGTGATCGCCAACAGCGCCGAACGGGCAGTCATGCCAGTAATCGCCTCCGTTTTCGCAGTCTTCACTCCACGGCCATTTAATTCCATTGTCGAGCTCAGCGATCTCGGTGAAGCGAGTGCGGCGCCAGTTCATCACCCGCCGAACCTGCGTCATGCTCCCATCAAGAAGCGCCCGCACCTGATATTCGTTAAAAATCATTCCGCGCTCTTTCATACCTGGCTCCCGCGAAGCTGTGCTGCGTACAATTCTACCCACTCGGCCATTTCCACTGCGCCCTTCATCTGAGTATCGCTATTGCGTCTGGCGAGCCATGCGCAATCCTGGAATGTTCTGCCAAAGCGGCGCTCTACCTCCTGTTTTGCTGCCTCGAAAGTCGCGTCAAGAATTGCGTCACGCTGTTCGTTCACCCATGCGTCCGTAGATGGGGTTGTGACTCGGATGCTGTCTCGCAAGATGAAAAATGCATCAAGCATTCCTGTCTCCGGCACTTCGTCCTGGTGTTTCTCGTAAGCGTCTAAGGCCTTCATCATTTCAGGTCCAAATGGCTGAGGGTGTGCCGCTTTCAACATCGTATTCTCTGCCGCCAGCGCGTTAATTCGCTCCACCAGGTCAATCGGTGCGACGTCATTGGCATCCTGCCCAAAACCAAGTGCCTGACGAACGGCGCGAGACTCTGCCATGCGTTGGTCTGCCTCTCCGGCAGGCATTGAATAGCGAGCCAGTTCAGCCGCCAGCGCATCACTACGCGCACTCTGCACGTCCAGCGCACTCGCCAGCTCTGTGACCATCTTCGCTATCGTGATAATCGGAGTGTCGTCACTCATAGCTGCTGCAAATTCGCGTCCAACACGAACCAGGTGTTTGTTGTTAGTTCCCATAATTACCCCCGCTTACCCGTTTAAGTTATTGATTACGTTGATATCAAAAAGGATCGTTATTTGATGCCACTTCCAAATCTCGCTATTAGCAGCGCATCAGCGATCGCCTGCCCTTTGGCTTTTGCGTCAAGAAATCGCAGTTCGGGATAAAGCTGAATTGCCCGGCTGCGTGCCGCATCCTTGTCACTGCCAATCAACCCTGCCGCCTTCTTCCAGGCCTGTGGCGTAACCAGCGTGTAGGGGATGTTCAGCCCCTGTAGTAACCCCTCAGCAACGCCAGCTGCGTGACCAAAGGTGAACATGCTGGCCGTCCCCTGCCCCGGCATGGCGCCGACCTGTTCCAGAAATGCCTCGTTGATTTGGTATTTCCTGAGCCATGCGGCTGCGGCTGCGCCGTTTACCCTGGACTTTGTGCCGACTTTGATGGTTGGCATGTTCAGGTGGTCGATGTACCCGCCCTGCTCTGTGATGAGAACAAGAGCGCCGCTGCATCCAGGGTCTATCCCTAAAATCACCATGCTTTACCTCTTGGGTAATTTAAAACCACATAAGAATTAAATTCAATAGTTATGCGCATTATTTTTTACCTTGCAGGTAATAATCACATCGTAAAAAAATGCGCTCCCGCGCCGCTGGCATTCTATCCGGTAAAGCCGTCCGGTATGCCGCTGTAGTCCTCTGACGAATGACACGACTTAAACGCCTTATCCTGGCGTCTTGACACTCCTGCTGGCTGCTTATGCGCTCTTGACTGCTGAACACTGCGCGCCAGCTTTTGCATCCACTGATCGTGATGAAACGCCTTACCCTCTGCTTTCCAGTACGTCACGAAATCAGCGAGTTCTTCAGGTGTTACATCCCCGGCCAGGTTAACCCCCCATAATGCTGCGCGGCGCAGGAAATCATTATCTGGTTGCCAGTCCTCGCTCATGGCGAATTTATCCTGCGATCCGGTTCCGCCTGATGGGACATATCCATTCAGCACGGCGTTGTGTGCATGTGGTTCCGGGTCGCATCCGCTACCAGAGTTATCCACAGGCAAATTACGTTCGCTCTCTGTGTGGGGTTTATCTTTTATATCTTCTCTTCTCTTCTCTTCTCTGGTCCGCTTTTTGTCCGCTTCTGATGCGGATATTTTGCGGACGTTTCTCTTCCTGTCTGCGTCCTGCGCACGACGCTTGGCAGACTGTCCGTTATGGGCTTCAAAGCGCGGCATTACTAGGCTTTCGCCATTTTCTTCAAGCCATCCGACAGCCATCATTGCCCGTGAAAATCCCGGAAAGCCGATCAGGTCGTCGAGTGTGTCCGCGCTGTATCCGTCAAGAAAACCGTCTACAGAGTGGACATCAAAAAGACACCATGCGGAATGTAGTCCGCCAACTATCCGCAATCTGTCCGCTTTCAATGCGGACGCCATGCGGACAACTTTCGGATGCGTGTGCAGGTCCGCGCGCATTTTTATCCAGTCACCGGCCATAACAAACCCCCATATAAGCCCGAATGAATGCCGCAGCCGCCTGTGCGTTTATGGCATTGCCGTAGCCCTTCAGCCTGCCGACGCGGTTGCTGCTTGCCACTCTTGCCACCCTGGACTCGACTCGTCCCAGGCGTGCGGCAGCCCCATCAACCAGCGGGAATGTTCCGGGTTCAACTGGACGCCATTTGCCATCTCGACATAACAGCCAGTCCGCATCTCGCCAAAAACCGTTAACCTCAAGGGGCCGCAAAGACTGGCCGCCCAGCCAATTTTGTTCGGCGTTTCCCGACCATCCCCGCTCATTTGCACAGTTGTCGCATTGGTTATGTAGTTCACTTGCGGTGTTGGCCATCCCGTCATAAATGCCTGGCGCGGCAGTTGATCCACTCTGTCCTTCCCGTCCCGCTGCGCCGTCATGCCCGCTGAGTCTTTCCAGTCGCGAGACGTTGGCGTTACCCATCCCGCAAGAAGGACCGTTCCCGGTAGTTTCAGGCAGATTTTCGGCGTTCCGTCCGGGTTCTTTCCGCTGTAACAATGGGTTGAACCGTTCGCATCGTTCGCCACTGGCGTCTGCCAACCCGTCAACCGCGCAGCCCCGGCGACATGCTGCAAGCCCCGTTTGGTTTCCGGTTGCGGATTCGTGTTCGCTACCGGCTTGGGCCACCCAGTAGGCCCGCTCTCTGATGTGCGGGGCACCGATGCCCGCTGACGTAAACGGCACAAGCCCAAAGGCGTAGTCCACTCCTTCCAGGTCTGTTTGTACAAGGTCGAACCATGCGTTTGCGTTACCTGCTGCAACCTGTTCGCCAAAGACATGCTGAGGTCGGCACTCGCTGATGAGGTGGAAGAAAGCGGGCCATAAGTGCCGCTCGTCAGCAAACCCATCGCCTTTGCCTGCCGCGCTGAAAGGCTGACACGGGCAGGAGCCTGTCCAGACTGGTTTATCGTCGGGCCATCCGGCGAGACGGAGGGAATGAGACCACACGCCGATCCCGGCGAAAAAGTGGCACTGGGTGAATCCGCGTAAATCGGCTGCTGTAACATCTTCAATACTCCGTTCGTCAACTTCACCCGGCGCGATGTGACCGCCGGCGATTAAATTTCGCAGCCACTGTGCGGCGAATGGGTCGATTTCGTTGTAGTAAGCGACTGGTTTCATAAGAATGTCCTGCGGCAGTAATACCAGTCCTGAACCAGGATGATGACAATCAGAATCAACCAGCCGATTTGATAGGTGTTTTCAGTAGTCATGTTGCTTCCTGGGCAGCACGAAGGGCTGAGGTAAATTCGTTACGGTGTTTGTTGGCGCTTTCCAGCGCACACTGAACACAGGTGCAGCTCAACACGTAACGCTCGGATTTATGACCGTTTCGACATGGCTTTCCGGTGTAATACTTGTTCAGGCCAAGCTTAGCGGCGGCCATGCGGGTGATGATTTTCACGTTTTAGCGCCTCCTTTTTTGCTATTGGTATTGGCTATTTTTGTCTTGCAGCAAAAAAAGATCAACCACAAACGGATAATTATTACCTTTACGGTATCAATAGATATGAAAAGACCGCCAGAAGGCGGCCTTATGTGCGATTAAGGGGAGATCAGGAGTAGAAAAACGTGGCAAGCTCGGGCTTGGTTTTAACCCATCCGTGAGAACGGGCAGCCTTAAAAAGCCCATCCATCAGTCGCTTACCGGGTAATTTCCGCTTTCCTGTCAGGTGGGTCTGGATGTAATGACTGGTGGTCCCGGCCTCGTCTGCGAACGCTTCACGCTCATCAGGCGTTAATGCCAGCCAGTGCTTCTTGAAATCGAATTGAGTGTTCTCGTTCATGACTATTGCCTGATATTCATTTCAGATAATAAATATTCACCCATCAGGTAATAAAAATCAAGGTTTGTTACCTTTCAGGTGCATTTACCCCACAGGTAAAATCGCTTTAAATTGAATCACCAATTGATTCACATCCGAGAAATAACTTTCTGACATGAAAAGCATCCACGACGTTCGCCGCGAAAACCTGAAAGACGTAATTGACCGTGAGTTTAACGGCGTACAGTCTCGCCTGGCGGAAAGAATGGTGACGCAACCCAACCTGATTAACCGTTGGGCGAATGGGAAGAAGATTATTGGCGATCAGTCAGCGCGCAAAATTGAGAAGGCTGCCAATAAACCAACAAACTGGCTGGACATCGACCGCAGCCTTTCCATTCGTGAAGAGGAAAGCAAAGTGGACACTGGCGACGCGTGCGAGCTGGCCGCCCATAACCTTCGTGCGTGGATGAGTGAAAATCGTGAACTGTCATCACAGCAGAGACTGGCAGAAGCATCAGGTATCAGCCAGTCTTCAATCAACAGGATGCTTCGCAACGAGGTTTCGATCACCATTGCGAACCTGGACGCAATCGCCGCGGCGTTCGGCCGTCGTGGTTATGAACTGCTGATACCGCCTGACGACCCGGGCGTGATTAAATACGACCGCTCACGTTACGCATTGTTACCTAAAAGCGAAAAAGACAAGGTTGAAAGTTTTATAGACTTTGTGATGATCCAGAACGGTAAAAATCAGGACCAATAACCTTTAAATTCAGAAGCTAAGCCGCCATTGAGCGGCTTTTTTATTGCCTTCATTGTTACCCATGAGGTAATTTTTTACGTTCATACCTATTGACATCAAATCACATACGCATAATTATTACCCTATCGGTAACAACGACGAGTAGCGATCATGCAATGGAAAATTATTAACGGATGGTACTGCATCACGGTTTCCGGGCTGATGAGTTGGAAGTTCAAGAGCCTGCGCGACGGCATCGAGTGGGCGTTTGTAACCAGAGAGGCCTGCAATGCGGCCAATGAAATGGGTGAGGTGAAGTGATGACTTTTTCACAGATTCAGCGGCTGAAAAAAATCATGGCCGGTTTCGACAAAGACTATAGCGCCACTAAAGAGGTTGATGCGCGTCAGGAAGAGTTGGATCAGGCGGTAAAGAACTACCAGATCCAGGACGTTTTACGCCAGCGCTGGGAAGGTTTAGGCATCCGCCGCGAAGTGATTGCAATGGTGTTCGACGATATCGAATTCGAAGAAACCTTGGGAGCAATGATGCGCGAACTTTCAGGGATCGCCGCCCGTTACGATCTGGCTGACAAAATCGACAGTGCGAGGGATGCGGCATGAAACCAGGCATCTATTTCGACATTAGCAACGAGGACTACCACGCCGGGGACGGCGTGAGTAAGTCCCAGCTCGACATGGTGGCGCTGAACCCAGCGCTTCTCCAGTGGCAGAAATCAGCGCCAGTCGATACAGAAAAACTGAAAGCGCTGGACATGGGAACCGCCCTGCACTGCCTGCTTCTTGAGCCGGATGAATTCGATAAGCGATTCATCGTGGCACCTCAGTTCAACCGGAGAACCACCGCCGGTAAAGAGGATGAAGCTTCCTTCCTGCGTGATGTTGAAGGCATGGGCATGACGGTTATGGATGCAGAGCAAGGTCGCAAACTGCAGCTAATGCGCGAGAGCGCCCTCGCCCACCCGGCGGCGCGCTGGATGCTTGAGCAGGACGGTTATTGCGAAGCATCAATGTACTGGAATGACCCGGAGACGGGTGAGCTTTGCCGGATCCGTCCAGACCGCTACCTGAGCCAGCACCCGGTAATCGTGGATGTGAAAAAAGTTGCCGACATGAATCGCTTTTCGCGCCACGTAGAAGAGTTCCGGTATCACGTACAGGACGCTTTCTACCGTGAGGGATTTAAGCAGGTAACAGGCGAATCCCCTGGTTTCTTCTTTATCGCCGTAAGCGAGACCATCGACTGCGGTCGCTACCCGGTGCGCGTGTTCGAGCTTGATGCGCCAGATATCGACGCCGGGCACGCGCTGTTCCGTCGGGATCTGAACACCTATCACCAGTGCCGCATTTCAGATGAATGGGGCGGCGTGGAAACCATTAAACGCCCAGAGTGGGCACGCAAACAGGATATGTACGTATGAGCAACGATCTCACTTTGACCGCGCAGCCAGGCGCTACCGTTGGCACCGCTGCGGCGATTTTCAGCCCTGAAGGGCTAAATCAACTGGTTCGCTTTGCTGACCTGATGGCGCAAAGCAAGGCGACTGTTCCTTCTCACCTGGCTGGCAAACCATCTGACTGCCTGGCAGTAACGATGCAGGCTGCACAGTGGGGCATGAACCCGTTCGCAGTGGCGCAAAAAACGCACGTTGTTAACGGAACCCTGGGATATGAAGCGCAGCTGGTTAACGCAGTTGTGTCCTCATCAAACCTGCTGGCGACTCGCCTTAATTATCGCTGGGATGGTGACTGGTCAAAGGTGAACGGGAAAACGGATAAATCACCAGACCTCACAGTAACAGTATGGGCAACGCTTAAAGGCGAATCCGAACCGCGAACGCTGACCATCAGCATGGCACAGGCCGGTGTACGTAACTCCCCTCTCTGGGAGCAGGATCCTCGCCAGCAGCTCGCATATCTCTGCACTAAGCGCTGGGCCAGACTGTATGCCCCTGATGTCCTGCTCGGCGTGTACACCCCTGACGAACTACAGGAGGCGGCACCGCGCATTGAGCGTGATGTTACGCCGCCGGCTGCCACCGCATCAGGCATGAACAGCCTCATTAATGCGAAGCCTGAGCAGAAGCATGAAGAAACTAAAAAGCCAGCGGACGACCGGGATCCGGAAGAAATCCTGAGCGCGTTTTGCGATGCGGCAATGCGTTACAACACCGTGGCAGACCTGGACAAGGCCTACAAATACGTAGCGAAACACCTGGTCAATGATGATGACCGTCTGGCTAAAGCCACTGACGTTTACTCCATCCGACGCGATGAGTTAACAGACGTTCCTATATAACACCACCGCGGCGCCGCGTGCGCCGCACTTAAACCAAAGAGAGGTATCTATGAAAGGTGCATTTGACAAAAAGAAACTCCTCGAGGTGGTGCCACTGTCATGGAGCACTATCGAGCGGCTTGAAGCTGCAGGCGATTTTCCAAAGCGCTGGTACATCACAGATCGCCGCTGCGCCTGGGCTCAGGAAGAAGTAGAGCAATGGCTTGATAAGCGCAAGGCGGAAAGCCCTGAGGTTTACACCGGAAAAAAGCCCCCGGTTGAGCTTCGGAAGTACCGCCCGGTGAGTAGCGCAGCATGAGAACGCTAACTCGCCACTGGAAACGCTGGTCAGGTTGGTACGTTTATCTGGCCGCAGTATTCGCCTGGCTGACATTGCTGGGCGTCATCCTCACAACAGAAGGGTGGTTGAAATGAGCCAGTCAGTGAAGATGCAAAGATATCACCAGGACTACGCGTCACATAGACGCGTGGAAAAGGTGATAGCCACCAGTCCGGCAGCGATGGAGATCGAGAAGAAAGCGCTGAGCCGGGAGCGGCAAGGCCAGTACCGTATTGCTGCGCGTCTGTGGCTTGAATGCCTGGATGTTGCTGTTGGCGAAGTGGAACGTGCGCGGATCGCTATCCGCCGTGACCAGTGCATCACCAAAAGCAATGGCCTGCGCCGCGGTGATTACTCAGGCGTTTGTGCAACGTGCGGGGTGGTCTATGACTAACGCAAAAGACAACATCCGCGTAGGCCGCATCATCATGGTTTATTCGGAGCAAAAACACGGATGGATTGCCCCGGGCGGCCGCGTGATTCGAAACCCACTGAAAGCCCAGCGACTGGCTGAAGAATTAAACGGTAAGAAGGTGGCAGCATGACCGATAAATACACACTTATCTATGCTGATCCGCCTTGGGTATACCGTGACAAAGCAGCAGACGGAGAGCGCGGCGCCGCGTTTAAATACCCGGTTATGAGCGTGCTGGATATCTGCCGCTTGCCGGTTTGGGAGCTGGCCGCCGAAAGCTGTCTTTTAGCGATGTGGTGGGTGCCAACACAGCCGGTAGAAGCGCTGAAAGTTGTCGAAGCGTGGGGTTTTCGCCTGATGACAATGAAAGGCTTCACCTGGAACAAATGCGGCAGCCGCCAGGCCGACAAACTCGTTATGGGAATGGGCCACATGACCAGGGCGAACAGTGAAGATTGCCTGTTTGCAGTTAAAGGTAACCTTCCTCAGCGCCTCAATGCCGGGATCATTCAGTCATTCACCGCGCCGCGCCTTGCTCATTCGCAGAAGCCAGATTGCGTTCGCGAGAAACTGGTGCAACTGCTTGGCGACGTACCGCGAATTGAACTTTTCGCGCGCCAGTCGTCGCATGGCTTCGACACCTGGGGAAACCAGTGCGAATCGCCTGCGGTGCAGTTGATCCCGGGAACTGTGAGCAGAGAGGTGAAAGCAGCATGACCCGACATGAAGCCGAACGCTATGAGCAAGAAAGCGTAATGCGTGCTGGCGGTATAGGGATCGCGGCTGCGTTACTGCCTGAATGCTCAGCATTAGCACTGTTAACCGCCGTGCTGCGCAACGCGCCGCTGGCACCATCTGATAACCAGGGGAAGATCCGCAATGAGCCTGAAACACCAGTTGCCTGAAATGCAGCAGCGCATGGACCCTGTGATGCTGGCGGCAGCCGCCGATGAATATGCCGATCTGCTAATCACCATGTGCCTGTGCATGAAACTGGCCGGGCCCACCAGGGCGAATATTCGCGGTTGCGCGTTATTGTTAAAGAAAAGGCTTGTGACACGTCACAGCCAGTCAGCTCTCGATAGCATCCTGAATAGCTGGGATCCTGTTGGGCAGTTTCTGAGCCTGCGCCGTGAGGCAAACGAGGCCGCCGCCAGCCATGGAGAGCCGGCAGATAATTTTTTGTGAGGTATTTATGAAACTGATTGATTTACTGGTGCAGGAATTGCCGAAGCATGGTGGATGGCCGGAGGGGGTAGCGCTTATTGATCAAGCTCGCGATGGAATGATATTCGACCCTACAGATCCTGTAATGCCTTATCTTTTTGATTCGCACCTGTTTGAATTAGCTGATGACTGGGACGTTACTCAAGTCACCCGCGAACAGTACGAAGCAGCACTGGCCGCCAGTCAGCCTCAGTGGAATGGCGAAGGGCTGCCGCCGGTTGGTTGCGAGTGTGAGTTTTATAATGGTAACCGGTATTACGTGAGAAACTCATCGCCTCAGGATGGTCAAAAGGTTAAGGTTGTTCATCACGAAGTCAGCGGTGCCGGAATCCCATGTGCGGTTTTTGTCTGGATTGGTGATGATAATTCCGTTAAGTCAGAGGCGGCTCAGTCGGGTCTTTTCCGCCCCATCCGCAGCGTAGTTGAGCGCAAGCGTGATGATATTGCGAAGGCAATCAACGAGGCGGTAGACGCAAGCGGCACGATTGGACATGTGCTTTACGACGCCATAGCCGCCGGGAAAATCCATGGTCTATGCATCATGTACTGAGTAGCCGCCAGTGGCGGCTACTTCCCTTCCATCCACTTCTCAAACTTCACCGGGGAGAACGGTATTAAATCGGTGTGCTCCCCTGCTATCCAGGCATCAACCATGTCAGCCCACTGCTGTAGCATGTAAGTTCGCTGCCTTGCGTACTCCGCTTTGTTATACACCGCTCTTACGCCCTTCTGTTCGTGCGCCAGCGCTTTCTCTATCCAGTCGGATGGATATCCTGCCTCATGCAGAAGCGTGCTGGCCGTGCGGCGCAGGTCATGTACTGCGAAGTGATCAAGCCCCAGGCCTTCGCGCTGCGCTGTTTCTACGGTCGTATTAATTAACCTGTTTAATGCACCGTTGGAAAGCGGTTTGCTGACTGAGTAGCGCCCGGGTATAAGATATTCGCTACCACCAGCACACATTTGCAGGCCCACCATTAAATCCTGCGCCTGAGTTGGCAGATAAATGACGTGGGAGCGACTGCCCTTCATGCGCGCCGCCGGGATCGTCCAGGTGCATTTTTTGAAATCGACTTCTTTCCAGGTGGCCTCTGTAAATTCGCTTTTGCGAACCAGCGTCAGCAGCACCAGCTTAAGAGCCAGCTTCATCGTTGCCATGGCCCCGACATTATCCAGCGTGCGAAAAAATATCCCCACCTCTTCAGGCTGAAGGCAGCGCTCACGCGGTTTAAACATGGCGATCGATGATGGTTTGATGTCGGCCGCCGGGTTGAACAGTCCGTGCCCTCGGTCATTCGCGAACCGGTAAACGCTGCTGATTATCTCCCTGGCCTGCACTGCCGTCGCCCGGCCGCCGCGCTCGACTATTCGATCGCATAAGTCACGCACCATCGATGTTGTGATTTCCGCCATCACCTTATTGCCCAGCACCGGCATTATGTCCCTGTCTATTACCGACTGTTTCATTGCCCGTGTACTGTCTGCCAGTACGACGTGCCGCATATAGGCGTCGGTATGTACCGCGAATGTTTCGGCACCGCGTATCTTTTTGATACCGTCACGTTTCGCCGCAGACGGCGACTTGCCTGCTTTCAGCAGCTTTTTGGCGGATATGAGTTCCTCCCGCGCTTCTGCCAGACTGATACCGTCACGCCCGTACTGTCCGATCACCAGCGTTTCACGCCGACCGTTAATGCGATAGTCATAGCGGAACGAGACGGATCCGGACGTGAGCACGGCAACGTAGAGCCCGTCACGGTCAGAAACTTTATAAATTTTGTCCTGCGGCTTGAGGTTTTTCAGTTTTGTATCGGTAAGCAC